AAAATGCTGATATGGCCGGTCCTGCCAATGAAGATGTCTTTGCTGAATTGTTTGACGGTGAAGGCCTTTCAGAATCTTTTAAATCTAAAATTAAAGGTGTTTTTGAAGCAGAACTCGCACAAAGAACTGATGCCATCACCGAAAGTTTAAAGACTGAGTTCCAAGAAGAACTTGAAGAAAAGGTTCAAGGACTCTCCGAAGAAATGTCTGGTAAAGTTGACGAGTATCTTAACTATGTTGTCGAGAACTGGATGGAAGAGAACAAACTGTCTGTCGAAACCGGAATGAGACTGCAAATTGCTGAAAGTTTCATTGATGGTCTTAAGGATCTCTTTGAAAATCATTACATCTCGGTCCCCGATACAAAAGTTAACTTGTTAGACGACTTGTTTGAAAATCAAGAAACCACTAAAAAACAACTTGATGAAGCATTAGAAATTAATAGTCAATTGTTAAGTGCTTTAGAAAATCATAAAAAATCTGAAATCGCATATGGGCTCTCCGAGGGATTAACTGATCTTGATAGAGAAAAATTCTTTACACTCGCAGAGGAAGTTTCATTTGAAGATGATGAAACATTCCAGCAAAAACTTGTCGGAATTAAAGAAAGTTACTTTAATAACAAGAAGGCAACAACATCATCTCTTGTCGAAGAAGTAGTTCCCAGTGTTGAACCAACACAACAAATTGATGAAACGTCAGGTGCGATGGGACAGTATTTGAAAGCGATTGAACGAGGAAACAGATTTAATAAAGGTTAAATTTTAAAAAACCATAAATACCAACACTAGGTAACAAGGAGAAACAACAATGGACTTAGGAAACACAACACCATACGATGTTTTAGAAGAAAAGTGGAATCCAGTTTTGGAAACCTCTGCTCTCCCAGAAATGTCAGACAACTATAAGAAGAAAGTTACTGCTGTTCTTCTTGAAAACACAGAGACTGCTCTTCGTGAGCAAGCACTTCATGAAACAACCAACCAAATGGGTGGTGGTTTCTCGGTTTCTCAGGCTGCTTCCAGTGCTGGAAACCTCGCTGGTTACGATCCAGTTCTCATCTCGCTCGTCCGTCGTGCGATGCCTAACCTGATCGCTTATGATATCGCTGGTGTGCAGCCCATGTCGGCACCCACCGGTCTTATCTTTGCGATGAGATCACGCTACGACTCACAAACCGGAACAGAAGCCCTCTTCCAAGAAGCCTTCGCTAAGTTCTCCGGTTCTGGTAACACCTCTACTAACGCTCCTGATCTTGCGAGCGAAGGTGTTGAGCCAATCGGATCCACTGGTACTCGTCAATCAGAAGCAACTTTGATGGACGGATTCCGTGGTATTCTTACCGGTCGTGCTGAGACGATGGCCGAAGCATCTGCATCAACGACATCTGCAAGTCCTGCCTTCCGTGAAATGGCATTCTCAATCGAAAGAGTCGCTGTGGAAGCAAGAACTCGTGCTCTGAAAGCAGAATACACCACAGAACTTGCTCAAGACCTGAAGGCTGTTCACGGACTCGATGCCGAGACTGAACTCGCTAACATTCTTAGCACCGAGATTCTGACTGAAATCAACCGTGAACTCATCAGAACTCTCTACTTTAAGGCTAAGACTGGTGCTCAACAGTCCGACTTGAACAACACTGGTGTGTATGACCTTAACACCGACTCTGACGGTCGTTGGAGTGCTGAAAGATTCCGTGGACTCATGTTCCAAATCGAACGTGAAGCCAACGTGATTGCTAAGGAAACTCGTCGTGGTAAGGGTAACTTCATTGTGACATCTTCTGATGTTGCTTCTGCTCTTGCTATGGGTGGTTTCTTGAATCTCTCCCCTGCCCTGAACGTTAACCTTGACGTTGATGACACGGGTAACACATTCGCAGGTGTTCTGAATGGTAGAACCAGAGTTTACATCGACCCTTATGCTAAGACTGATGTGAACTATGTCATGGTTGGTTACAGAGGAAGTAACCCATATGACGCTGGTATTTTCTACTGTCCATATGTTCCGCTGCAAATGGTGAGAGCAGTTGGTGAGAATAACTTCCAGCCCAAGATCGGATTCAAGACTCGTTATGGAATGGTTGCTAACCCATTCGCAACGAGCACCGATTTTGTCACCGCTGGTTCTACTTCCACCGGCAACCAATACTACCGTCTGTTTGCTGTTAGCAACCTGCATGGTAACACTGGATTCGGACTCTAAAAAATAATCCTTTCCTAGTAAGGTAAATGAGGGGAGCCTTTGGGCTCCCCTTATTTTTTTATAAATATTACGATGTCATACTTAGAAGAAACAATTCGAGGATCAACAGCGGACTTGCCGGTGAACGACACCACACCTGCAACGAACAATTATTTATCCTCTAACTTTTTTAAATTTCAATTACCAAGAACAAGAACACTTAACTACTTTGCCACAGCAGTTAATTTACCGGCTTTAAATTTAAGTCCCGTTGAAATGCCAAACAGACTGGGTAGACCTAATCAGTTTGTTGGTGGACGTTATGATCTTGAGCCACTTACAATTCAATTCCTAGTCAATGAAGATTTAAAAAATTATAAGGAAATATTTAATTGGATGACATCAATTGGCTTGTATGAAAACACCTCGGATATTATTGCTGGTGCTCAAGTAAAAGAATTTTTCTCAGACGCAACGTTATTTTTAACGAATAGTGCGTATGTGATATCACAAAAAGTTAAGTTTACAAACACATACCCGATTCAGTTATCTGGACTACAATTTTCATCTCAACTTAACGATAATGAACCTTTACAGGCAACTGTGACGCTGAATTTTGAAAACTATACTTTCGAGGATATTTGACATCTAAGAATATTTTGATATAATTTTTTACATGAACTTAGACACACTAAAAACTGAAGTAAAAAAAGACCTGACCATTGACAAGACTGATCTGGCATCAGAGTCTATTCGTATCCCACAAATTCATAACAAGTATCTTAATTTCCTGATGAATGATCGTCTTTTATTATCCAAGTTCGATTCTGATCTTGTTAAACTTCGTCACAAGAAGTGGCTCTACTACACGGGAAAAATGAGTCAAGAAGAGTTGGATGATCTTGGTTGGGATCCATTTGATCTCACTGTGTTAAAAACTGACATTGATAAGTTTGTAAACGCAGACGATGATGTGATTTTACTACAACACAAAGTCGTTCTTTTGCGAGAGAAAGTAAACTACCTTGAAGGTGTGATGAAAGCGATCAACAACCTTAACTGGAATATTCGTTCAGCAATCGACTGGATGCGAATGACTGAATTTGCAGGGTAGTCCTCACACCATAAATATGGTGTATGAGTGATATAATTATTGAACAGTTTGATTCTGCATATATTCAAATTAAATGTGATCGGGCCTTGACAAAAGAGTTAAGTCAACACTTCACATTTTTTGTTCCTAATTATCAATACACTCCCGCATATAAAAATAAAATCTGGGACGGTCAGATTCGTCTCTTTAATGTTCATACAGGTAAAATTTATGCTGGTTTGACTGATTATGTTTTGCAGTTTGCCAAGGATAGAAATTATACAGTTGAATTTGAAAGTCAAGAGATCGAGCGAACATCCCCAGAGGATGTGTATTCCTTTCTCAAAACCCTGAATCTATCCATCGGTGATAAGGAGATTATGCCACATGAGCACCAATTTGACGCAATACATCATGCTATTAACAAGCGGAGATGTCTCTTACTTTCTCCAACAGGATCCGGAAAATCTCTTATCATTTATGTTTTATTACGTTATTATCTTTCAAAATTACCCGATGATAAAAAAATCTTGATTATTGTTCCAACAACGGGATTGGTAACACAAATGATGAGTGACTTTGAAGATTACTCTGGTCTTTCAAAATGGAATGCAAAAAGAAACTGTCACATCATTTACTCCGGTCAATCAAAAAAATCAACAAAACGAGTTATCATAAGCACTTGGCAAAGCATCTATAAACTCCCTCAGAGCGAGTTTGACGGCTTCGGTGCTGTAATAGGGGATGAGTGTCACCTTTTTAAGGCAAAGTCTCTGACGGGACTCCTAACAAAGTTAACGAATACAAAATATCGTGTTGGTACGACTGGAACTTTGGATGGAACACAAACACATAAATTAGTCATCGAGGGGTTATTTGGACGAGTTAAACGTGTTGTCACAACTAAGGATCTGATGGATAAAAATCTTCTGAGTTCCATTAATATTCAATGTATCAGTTTGAATCACGAACAAAACGTTAGGATGCAAACAAAAAAATTAAAGTATCAAGAGGAGATGGATTTTCTAGTTACAAATGAAAACCGAAATATTTTTATTACTGAATTAGTTTCAAAACTTAAAGGCAATACTCTTGTTTTATTTAATTATGTTGAAAAACATGGCAAGCCACTATATGATATGATATCTGCCGGTTCAAAAGCCACACACTTAATTTACGGTGGAACGGATGTTTCACAACGAGAGGATGTAAGAAAATTAATGGAAACTCAAACAAACACAAATTTGATTGCATCGTATGGAACCTGCTCAACTGGTATCAATATAAAGAACATAAATAATATTGTATTTGCATCACCTTCCAAATCAGTTATTAGAGTTTTACAGTCGATTGGACGGGGACTCAGAAAATCAGAGACAAAAAATGAGTTAACTGTTTACGATATTTCAGACGATCTTAGATACAAATCACATGTGAATCATACACATAATCACATGCTCGCACGATTGAAAATTTATAAGAATGAAAATTTCAACTATAAAGTTTTAAAAATAAAACTAGAGGGGAAAAAAGATGATACCAAACTCTTATAGAATAATGAAGTTGAGAAGTGGTGAACAAATTATTACGGAAATTAAATCGTCTGGAAAAAAGTTTCGTGTTAAAAGACCTATGGCCATGCGATCAGGCGTTGCGATGGATCCCCTCGGAGGACAAAAAGAATTTATAATTCTTCGTGATTGGCTTCAACATACACAAGAAATTGAAACATCTATTCCAGAGGATTTTATCGTAACGATCTTACGTCCGAGCAAAGAGATGTCAGAAATGTATGACGAAGAAAAAGAAAAAGCGGACGTTAATCCAATCATGTCTAGTAACATGGATATATTTAATAGCACGAGTTTTGAAGAGTTAAAGAAAACAATTCAAGACGAACTTGATAACTTGGATGATATGGATGAAAGAGATTCAAATACATTAAAAGGAAAAGATGAATTTATAATGATGTCTCTCTCCTTGAATTTTGAAACTCTTAAAAAATTATTTGATGTTGGTGTTATCACTGAAGAGGACTTTAGTGAAATTGCAAGAGGTTTTGGTGAAACAAATCACGAAGA